AAAGAGGAATGATAACAGTTGATGAAGGAAGAGAGATTTTAGATTTTGCCCCAATAGGTGGAGAAGAAGGAAATAAAATAATGCAATCTTTAAATTACATAGATTCAAGTATTGCAAATAGTTATCAAGGAGGAGAGAATAATGGAGAATAACAAAAAAGAAATCAGACTAGTAGAGATGAGAGCAGTTGAAGAAGAGGGAATGATAGTAGAAGGATATGCGGCAGTTTTTGATACTATAACAGATTTAGGTTGGATGAAAGAAGTTATAGATAGAAATGCTTTTAAGGATGCTGATATGTCTGATATTGTTATGAAATATAATCATGAAGACTCTGTATTACCAATGGCTAGAACAAGAGGTGGTTCATTGCAATTTAATGTAGATGACCATGGACTTAAAATAAGAGCAAAATTGCCTGACACATCTGTAAATCGTGATATATATACATTAATTAAAGAAGGTGTTTTGAGTAAGATGAGTTTTGCATTTACAGTAAAAACAGAAGAATACGATTACGATACAGATACACGAAAAATTTTAGCATTTGACAAAATATTTGACGTATCAGTAGTAGATGTACCAGCTTATGAAAGCACAGAAATTTATGCAAGAAGCAAAGAACAATATAAAAAGGAAAAAGAACAATATGAAGCAAGAAAATTAGAGCTTGAAAAAGAAAAATTAAAATTATTATTAAGTTTATAATCTCGAACGAAGAACGGTGGTAGAACTGTTCTTTTTTTGTTGGTAGAAACAAATAGAGTTTTTATAAAAGGCGGTGGTAGAACTGCAAAAATTAAAAAGGAGGAAATTTCAATGACATTAAAAGAAATTGAAGAAAGAAAAGCTGAACTTTTAACAAAAATAGCTGAAGCAAAAAACGAAGAAGAACTAAAAGAGTTAAGAAGCAAAGTTGAAGCTATAAACAAAGAAGTTCCAGAGCAAGAAGAACCAGAACAAAATGGTGAAATAACACCAGAAGAAGAGAGAAGCTTAATAGCTGATACTCAAGAATTAGAAAAAAGAAGCAAAGAAGCTTCAAATTTAACTAAAATAGGAGGAAAAGAAATGGAAAAAGAAGAAAGAAAATTTACAATAGCTGATAAAGAGTATAGAAGTGCTTGGGCTAAAAAATTAATGGGATTGTCAGATGACAAGTTTACAGAAGAAGAAAAAAGAGCATTAGGAGATGCTGTAACAACAACTGCTACTACATTTGTTGCATCAAGTGCAAATACACAAGGAATAAACAATGGTGGTTTATTTATACCAACAGAAGTTAGAATGGAATTAATGGAAATAATTGACCAAATGTCTCCATTTTATAGAGATATAAGAAAACTTCAAGTAAATGGAAATGTTGATTTACCTTATTTATTTGAAGGAGACGATGCTAATTGGTATGTTGAATTAACAGATACAGTAAATGAAGGAAACGAATACAGAAACTTACAATTAACAGGTTGGGAACTAGCAAAAGACGTAGTTGTAACTTGGAAATTAGAAGAAATGGCAGTTGAATCATTTATTACATTTATAATTGAAGAATTAGCTCATAAAATGGGTGTTGCTTTAATTAATGCAGTAATATATGGAGATGGACAAAATAAACCTACTGGAGTTCTTAATGGATTAACAGCAGTAACAACAGGAAAAACACCAATTGACAACATAATTGCTACTTATGAATCACTATCACAAGAAGCAAGAAGAGGTGCAAAAGTTTATGTTTCAACAGCTGTAAAAGTTAAAATGATTGGATATAAAGATGAAAATGGAAATTATCCATTCTTACAAGGAATAAATGGAACAGACTTATTCACAATTGAAACAGAACCTTTCTTAACAGGAAACGATATAATCGTAGGAAATCCACGTTATTATATATTAAATGAAGTAACTCCTACAAGAGTTGAATGGGAAAGAACAGTAAAAGGTAGAAGAACAACATATGGTGGATACGGAATATTTGATGGTAAAGCTAAACCAGGAGCATTTGCAAAAGGTACTTATACACCATCAGTTTAATTAAAGGAGGTAAAGACAAATGGCATTCCAAGAAGTAAAGGATTTACAAATATCAAACATAGTATCAAATGTGAGTGAGTTTAAATCACTTGTAAAACAATGCTTATCAATAGTATCTACAGCTACAGCAAAAGATGATGAAATTGTAATGTGGATTAATGCAGGAATAAGCGACATGGTTAGACAAGGAATAAATGTAGCTTCTAATATAACAGATGGACTTATACAAGGTGCAATAGTTATGTTTGTAAAAAGTAATTTCGGATTTGTAGAAGCTAAAGAAAAAGAATTAGCTCAAAGAACCTATAATCAAATTTGTTGTAATTTGTCTTTATCTCAAAAATATTTATTGGAGGTGGATATAGATGCGTGATGTAAGTTGCACATTATTATCTACCTCTATTCAGTCTAATGAAATAGGAGTAGAAAAAGAAATTACAACACAAGTTGAATGTCCAATTATAAAAGTTGAAGATGTCTACGCAAATGAGTTTTATGAAGCAAATGAGCAAGGATTTAAACCTACTTTAAGACTACGAATAAGCACTTTAAATTATAACAATGAAAAAGAGCTAATTTATATGGAAAATACATATTCTATTATTCGTACACAAGAACAAGTTGATGAAACTATTTTAGTGTGTGAAAGGAAAGTAAAAAATGTCTAATATAAAGCCAAGTGAGTTACAAAAAGCAGTTATGGACTATTTAGAGGATTACAAAGAAGATATAGACGAAGATGTAATAGAAGTTGTTGACGAAGTAACAAAACAAGCAAAGGACGAATTAAAACAAACAAGTCCTCGTGGTAAAGGCCCAAGAGCAAATCCGTATTATAGGGGTTGGGCTGTAAAATTAAGTAAAAAAAGAACTGGTGTATATCACAAAGTGATTTGGAACAAGACTAATTACCAATTAACTCATTTGTTGGAATTTGGACACGCTACTCGAAATGGTGGAAGAACTCGAGCTATACCGCATATTCGACCTGTCGAGGAAAAGTATAATGTAGAATTTGTAGATAAGCTAGAAAAGAAAATAAGGAGGAGTTCACGATGACATTAGCTGAATTAAAACAAAAATGTGAAGAGCAAGGTTTTAAATATGCTTATGGTATATTTAAGAATCCAACAGAGCCACCACATCTAATAGCAATTTGTAGAGACACCGACAATTTTATGGCAGACAATAAAGTGTATGAAAAAGACACACCTATTCAATTAGATTATACCTATATAGATAAAGATATAGAGGAACAAAATAAAATAGAAGATATTATCCTCGCAGACGTTGCGTGGAATAAAACAGAAGAAGTTTACTTGGAAGATGAAGAAGTCTGGCAAGTAAGCTATTTTTTTGAAATTTAAGAAGGAGGAAATAAGATGTCAAGTAACAAAGTAAAATTTGGATTAAGCAATGTACATATTGCAAAAATAACAGAAACAAATGGTGCTATAACTTATGGAACACCATTTGCTATGCCTGGAGCTGTTTCTTTAAATGCAGACCCAGAAGGAGATACAACTCCATTTTATGCTGATAATATTAAATATTATATAGCAACATCAAATCAAGGATACACAGGAGACCTTGAAATAGCAATGACACCAGATGAGTTCTTAACTCAAATATTAGGACAAATAGCTGATACTAATGGTGCACTATTTGAAAGTGCTGATGATGTAAACGCAAGATTTGCTTTAATGGGAGAAATTGATGGAGATGCTAAAAAGAGAAGATTTGTTTACTTTGATTGTACTGCAACAAGACCAAGTTCAGAAGCAAATACAAATGAGGAATCAAAAGAACCACAAACAGACACAATCTCTATTACAATGTCTCCAAGAACAACAGACAAAGCTATTAAAGCCGTTATAGAGCCAACTGAAGAAAATCAAGCTGTATATAACACATTCTTTACAAAAGTATATGAAAAAGATGCTACAGCATCAGTTTAGGAGGTAATTTATGAAAACAATAACAATCTGCGACAAAGAAGTGGAGATAGATTGTAACGCATTCACGCAAGTGCAATATAAGTCTATTTTTAAAAGTGGATTAATTAAAGATATGCAAACAATTAAGGAATATTTAATTAAGCAAACTGTAATATCAAATCAAGTTGAAAATTTGAATTTAGATGAAGCAGGTAAGTTAAGCAAAGTATCTGATTTTATGAGCGATGATATAGATGATTTTATTATAAAAATAACTCAGATAGCTTGGATTTTAATGTATACAGCAAATAATAAGATAGAAGACTATGAAACTTGGATGAAGTCAATCAAGAATTTTAAAATTGATGATGATTGGATTGTTGAGGTAACGGAATTTGCCGTAGATTGCTTTTGTTGATGAAGAACTTTCAAAAGAGCTAGAGAAAATAAAAAGTAATGGTAATGAAAAAGAAATATTTCCAGAACACGAATTTGTTGTATCGTGTTTACGAATAGGACTAAGTATTTCTGATTTAAGACAAATGACTTATGTAGATGTAATGAAAATTTTACTTGCCTATATAGGCTATGGACAGTCAGAACAAAAAAGAACAGCAACACAAAAAGATATTGATAGATTATTAGGATAGGAGAGGGTAACCTCTCTTGTTTTAATGAAAGGAGTTATAAGATGGCGGGTTCAATAAAAGGTATAATCGTAGAAATTGGAGGAGATACTTCAGGTTTACAAAAGGCACTAAGTAAAGTAAATTCTGCCACAGCTAGTTTGAGCAAAGAACTAAGGCGGAATTAATTCTTTGCTGAAATTAGATCCTAAAAATACAGAACTTTTATCTCAAAAACAAAAAGTATTAAATGAAAATATACAAACTACAGAGGAAAAGCTAAAACAATTAAAAGAAATAAAAGCTAAAGCTGATGAAGCAATGGCAAATGGTACAGAGATAAATGAACAAAATTATAGAAACTTACAAAGAGAAATAATTGCAACACAAACCAAATTATCAGATTTAAAAAACGAAGCTTCAAATTGGACTAAAGCAGGAGATAAGTTAATCCAATGGGGGGAGAATCTTGATAAAGTAAGTCAAAAGATAGATAGTTTAGGAAGTAAACTAACAACAAGTTTAACTTTGCCAATAACAGCAGCAGTTACAGCAGGATTAACTTACGATGCACAAATAGAAAAATACGAAACTGCTTTTAAGACCTTTTTAGGAAGTTCAGAGAAAGCAGGGCAGGCAATCAAAAATATAAAAGATGATGCAAAAAGAACACCTTTTGACACGACCTCATTAGTAAAAGCAAATCAAATGCTTATATCAACTGGAGCCAGTGCAGATGATGCAAGAAGTGATATTTTAGCATTAGGAGAAGCGGTAGTTGCAACAGGTGGAGGAAATGATGAATTAGTAAGAATGTCATCTAACTTACAACAGATTAAAAATGCAGGAAAAGCAACAGCAATGGATATAAGACAATTTGCTTATGCGGGAATAGATGTTTATGGAATATTAGCTGACTATACAGGCAAAACAACGCAAGAAGTAAAAGACATGGAAATATCTTATGAAGATTTAACAAACGCATTAAAAAAGGCAAGTTCTAAAGGTGGTAAATACTTTGGAGCTATGGCTAATTCAAGCGAAACATTAACAGGACAAGTAAGTGCATTAAAAAGTGAAGTTCAAGATATGACAGGAGAACTTGTTAAGAGTTTAATGCCAACGGCCAAGAAAGTAGTTGCAAGAGCTAGAGAACTTATAAAAACTTTTGATGGATTATCTGATAGTGAAAAAGAAAATATTGTTAAAATTGGATTATTAGTTGCAGCAGCAGGACCAGCATTAAAAATGGCAAGTTCAGCAATTGGAATAATTGGAAGTGTATCTAAAGGAATAGGAACATTTTCAAAAGCGGTTGCTTTAGCTCATAACGGAATAGGAACTGCAACAGGCTCAGCTGCAACTTTAGCAAAAGTATTGCAAGGATTAACAAGTCCTGCAGGATTAGCAGCAGCATCTATAGCGGGAGTCACAGCAGCTACAGTTTTACTAGCAAAGAAACATCACGAAAGTATAACTGGACTAAGCGGATTAAGAGAAGAAGTAGAAAAACAAACTGAAGCATGGAAAAAACTGAAAGATTCAAGGAAACAAAATCTTGAAAGCTACACAACTGAGATTTCAAATAATCAAAGATTAGCAAGCGAACTAGATACAATAGTAGATAAAAACGGTAAAATAAAAAAAGGATATGAACTAAGAGCAAAATACATAACAGGAGAATTAAGCAAGTCTTTAGGGACAGAAATAAAATTAAATGGAAATGTTATAAGGCAATATGATAAAGCAAAAGAAAAAATTAACGAATTAATATTAGCAAAGAAAGCAGAAGCTCTTATGAATGTTTATCAAGATGAATACCAAACTGCGTTAAAAAATCGAGCCGAGGCAACTAAAACATTAATTGGTTTAAAACAACAACAAAGTGAAAAAACAAAAGAACTAATTGGAGCAGATGCTCAGCATCAATATGAAATTAAACAAACATTAAGAACATTAGGAGAAAGTATTAAAGAGCAAACCACTCTAATAGGTGAATACGGATATACTGTTGAAAATTATGAGAATTTACAAACAGCGAGTGTAAGTGGTTCGGCGAAGGAAATTCAAAAAGCAGTTGATAAAATGGGAATATCATGGAGTCAAGCAAAAAAACAAACTAGTGAGAGCATAGAAGATCAATTATTAAATCAAGCATTATATATTGAAGGAATAAAAACATCTTTAAAAGATGCCGAAAATGCTAATGATAAATACCAATCTAATATATTAAAATCACAAAAGGAAACAAATGAAAAAAAACTTAAAGAATTAGAGGATGATTTAATTAAACAAACTTCAACAATAGAGAGTTTATCCGATGACCAAATTGCTACATGGAAAGCCTTGGCACAAGGTAGTTTTGATACATATAAAGATATATTGAGTAAATTACCAACTGAGACAGCTGATAATATTCAAAAAGCAACAGGTGTAGTAGCAGTAGATACTACATTAAAGAAAGCAACAGAAAATTTGGCTAATCAAGCTGAAAATGATTTTAAAAAGAATTTTAAGATATGGGAGCCAACCAAAAAAGAAATAGATGATACATCAAATGAAATCTCAAAAGATACTAATGTATCAAATAGCACAAAAAAAATGGCACAAAATGCAAAGAAGAGCTTTAAAGATAATGTACATGGAAGAACATGGGGAACAGATTTAACGGAAGAAGTTTCGAAAGGAATGACAAATTCAAGTTCTAAATCGTCGATTACTTCAGCTGCAAGCAAGGTAGCAAAATGGATTAGTCAATACTTGCATTTCTCAATTCCTGATAAAGGCCCTTTATCAGATTTTGATGAGTCTATGCCTGATATGATAGATTTAATGATTAAAGGGGTAAATAGTAATAAAAAAGAACTAGAGAGAACAGTTGAAAATTTATCTTTTGATATTCACAAAAAGCTGTCGGATATTAATTTATTTAACAGTAAGATTAATACTCAAATAATCGATAGTACCAAAACAGTTTTTACAACACCCCAAATTAATTTCTATCCTCAGCAGATGACAGAAGAAAATATGAAAGCATGTTTTAACTATATAAATAGAAAATTTGGAAGTGCATATTGATTTTATTCTATACTAATGATAAAATCTCCATAAGGAGGTATCATTATGTTAGTACATAATATGAATTTTAATGTTGCAGGAGTTACATTTAAAAATGAAGAAGGAAAAGATATTCAAAAAGAAATAAAAAGGGTTATGAATGAATACAAGAAAAACGAATATTTTTCTGATGGATTATACAATGGATACACCAATAAAGAAATAAAAGAGTATGATTTAAATGTTAGTGAATTTGAAGGGTATAATTTTCCTATTAAATTTGTAGGAGATGAATATGAAGGACAACCTTGCTTTAAAATATATTTAAAAGCTTATAATGATGACTATGTACATATAGGGTATATTCCTAAGGAGAATTTGAGTGAAGTTACTGAATGGCTTACAAGAGATTTGAATATAATGGGTACATTAAAAATAGTAGGTGGAAAATATAAACATTGCGAAATTGTAGAAAAAGATTATGAAGAAAAAGAAATAATAGAAATAGAAGAATTAAACTATGGAGCAGAAGTAACATTAAATTTTTACGATAACCAAAAAGAAGAG